CTGATCTTATGGATTTCAACGTTAATCTTGCTGAAGTCCTTGATGAAGATGTATTACAAAATCTCGCCAGCGAAGTGCTTGGACTGGTTGAAGCGGACATTGACAGTCGCAAAGACTGGGCTGATACATTTGTCAAAGGACTTGAGGTTCTAGGATTTAAATACGAAGAGCGCACTGATCCTTGGGAGGGTGCGTGTGGTGTTTACTCTAACGTCCTAGCCGAAGCTGCAATTCGTTTCCAAGCGGAAACAATGTCTGAAACTTTTCCCGCCGCTGGTCCTGTTAAAGTAAAAATATTAGGCGAAGAGAACGAACTTAAGGTCGAAGCCGCAGAGCGTGTTCGTGCAGATATGAACTACGAACTGACTGAGCGGATGGTTGAGTATCGGTCAGAGCATGAGCGGATGTTATATAGCCTTGGCTTGGCTGGTTCCGCATTTAAGAAAGTCTATTACGACCCAAACATTGGTCGGCAGATTGCTGTATACATCCCCGCTGAAGATGTTGTTGTGCCTTATGGCGCGAGTCATATCGAAACCGCAGAGCGTGTTACGCACATCATGCGGAAAACCAAGAACGACCTGAAGAAGCTGCAAGCCAGCGGGTTCTATCGAGAAGTTGATCTTGGCGAGCCACAGCCTTACCACAGTGATATTGAGAAACAGAAAGCGGAAGACAGTGGTGTCTCGCTAACTGACGATGATCGTTATGCTGTTTATGAGATCCATGCTGACATGGTGATCGATGGTATCGACGATGATGAGATTGCCAAGCCTTACGTTATTACGATTGAGCGAGGCACGGGCGAAGTCTTGTCGATCCGACGTAACTGGAACGAGATGGACACACTGCATCTAAAGCGCCAGCATTTTGTTCACTACGTTTATGTACCCGGATTTGGTTTTTACGGACTTGGCTTGATCCACATCATTGGTGGGTACGCCAAAGCAGGCACTTCTCTTATCCGTCAGCTAGTTGATGCAGGTACGCTATCTAATCTTCCGGGCGGCTTGAAAGCGCGTGGTCTTAGGATCAAGGGTGATGACACACCGATTGAGCCGGGAGAGTGGAAGGACGTTGATGTACCGTCTGGTTCGATCCGCGACAACATCATGCCATTGCCTTACAAAGAGCCGAGCCAGACCCTACTTGCTCTGTTAAACCAGATTACTACGGAAGGCCGTAGGCTTGGTGCTATCAGTGATATGAACATCTCTGATATGTCGGCCAATGCGCCAGTTGGAACCACACTAGCTCTGTTAGAACGAACGTTGAAGCCGATGGCTGCGGTACAGGCCCGTGTTCACTACGCGATGAAGCAAGAGTTTAAGATGCTCAAGATCATCATGTCGGAATACGCGCCAGCCGAGTATGGCTACGAGCCGATACGTGGTGCGGTCACCGCTAAGAAAGATGATTACATGATGGTGGACGTGATCCCCGTCAGTGATCCAAACAGTTCGACAATGGCGCAGCGGGTTGTCCAGTACCAAGCAGTGCTGCAGATGGCTCAGTCTGCCCCACAGATATACGACTTACCGCAGTTACACCGNCAGATGATTGAGGTGTTAGGCGTTAANAANGCAGAAAAACTCGTGCCGATGGAGGACGACCTNAAACCAACAGACCCAGTAAGCGAGAATATGGATGCGCTGACTGGCAAGCCGTTGAAGGCGTTCATGTATCAGGATCACGACGCTCACATAGCGACTCACCAGTCGTTTATGCAAGACCCACAGGTCGCTCAGATGATTGGGCAGAACCCGCAAGCTGGCGCAATTATGGCAGCATTGCAGGCGCACTTAGCAGAACATACGGCGTTTAAATACCGTAAGCAGATGGAGGAGAAGATCGGCGCACCACTGCCACCTCCCAACGAGCAATTACCAGAAGACATCGAAGTTACCCTCGCGCAGGTTATGGCGAAAGCAGGTACTCAGTTGTCTCAGGCAAACCAGCAACAAGCCGCACAAGCCGCTGCTCAACAGCAGATGCAAGATCCGACTTTCCAGTTGCAGCAACAAGAGTTGGCAATCAAGCAGGCCGAAGTCCAGCGCAAGTCCCAGAAAGATCAGGTAGACGCGCAGTTACGCATGGCCGAGCAGGAAAGAAAGACGCAGAAGGATGCGGTAGACGCTGCGATAGACGCGCAGCAGCTTAAGTTAGAGCGTCAGGAACTAGAACTCGAAGCAGAGAAGGATGGTATGAAACTCGCTGTCGATACTAGGGACAAGGACGACAAGATTGGTGTTGAGCTTGCCAAGATTCTTGAAGGAAGAAACCGAGGTAACTAGTGGCTAAAACCGTCTTTGACGTGCTGAAAGATAAAATCGAGGAGGATCGCTCCTCTGCAGTGGATTTTCTTGCATCGGGTGGAGCTAAAGACTTCGCTCAATACAAGGAAGCAACAGGCTTGATTCGAGGTCTAGAGACCTGTTTGTCCCATATTAACGACCTTGCCCGAAACTTTATGGAAGATGACGATGAGTGAAGCTGTCGCTGAAGTTGAATTAACCCAAGAGGATATCGAAAACCAACTCCCTGTGCCGGTAGGCTACCGAGTTCTAGTTGCATTACCCCAAGTCGAAGAGACGTTTGGGGAATCTGGACTTGTCAAGTCTGCTACTACCATTAGCCAAGAACACGTTATGTCGATTATTGGACTCGTGTTAGATATGGGCGACCAAGCCTATTCTGACGAAGACCGATTCCCGACTGGTCCGTGGTGCAAACAAGGCGATTACGTCATGTTTCGTGCCAATACGGGCACTAGGTTCAAAGTTAATGGTGTAGAGTATCGTTTAATGAACGATGATTCTATTGANGCTATTGTAGCGGACCCACGCGGCATTACACGCGCATAAGGAGTAAAAAATGCCTTTTCAGAAAGTAGAATTTGAGTTTCCTGACGAGAAAGAGGANAGCACCGAGATCGAGATTGAATCTTCTAGTGCTGAGACGTTAGGAGCAGAGAAANAAGAGGTCTCTGATGAAGTCGAGTTAGAGGTTGTCGANGANGACATCCCTGCTAAGGACAAAGATGAGACTGGNCAGTTACGTAAGCCCGGAAAGCCCCCGGAAGATCTGACTGATGACGAGCTTGATGAATATTCAGATAAAGTTCAGAAGCGGATCAAAAGCCTTTCCCGAGGGTACCATGACGAACGAAGGGCCAAAGAAGCAGCTTTTCGAGAGCGTCAGGAGTATGAAAGACTGGCCCAACAGCTTGTCGAAGAGAATAAGAACTTAAAAGGTACGGTTAGTAAGAACCAAGAACTCTTACTTGAACAGGCCAAGCGCACAGCGAATGGCGAAATGATATTAGCTAAACGTGCGTATAAACAAGCGTACGAAGCAGGCGATGCAGATAAGCTCGTAGAAGCGCAAGAAAAACTAACAAATGCAAAACTTAAAGCAGATCGGCTTTCTAAACTCAAACCAGAGGGTTTACAGGAACAAGAAACTCCTGTAAAAACGGAGCCAGATACAGAAAACTACGTTCCAGCACAAGAACCACCTCCTGTTACGGATGACCGTGCAAATGATTGGGCACGCTCCAATACTTGGTTTGGTGAAGATGATGAGATGACAAGTCTCGCGCTGGGACTGCATAACAAATTAGTCAAAGAGGGGGTAAATCCCCAATCTGACGAATACTACGAGACGATAGATTCTCGTATGCGACAAGTATTCCCCGATAGATTCGAGGAGGATACCGAAGAGGAAGTTGTAACAACTAGAAAATCAGCGAATGTCGTTGCACCCGCTACGCGGAGCACAGCGCCTAAGAAAATTAGGCTAACCCAAACGCAAGTGGCAATCGCTAAGAGGTTGGGACTAACTCCTCAACAATACGCCGAACAGGTTGCAAAAGACATGAGGAAGGCAAATGGCTGAGAATCGACTAAACCGTGAACTAGACACGAGAGAAAAAACTGGCCGAAAGCAGGCTTGGAGACGCCCTGAAGTATTACCCTCTCCCACACCGGAAGATGGGTATGCTTATAGATGGGTCCGAGTAAGCACTTTGGGAACTGTCGATCCAACCAATGTATCTTCCAAACTTCGTGAAGGTTGGGAACCGGTTAAAGCAAGTGATCATCCCGAGATTACTCTGGTAAGTGTTGAGAATGAACGCTTTAAAGATAATATCGTGCAAGGTGGTTTGATGCTTTGTAAAGCTCCAGTGGAAATGGTTGAAGAGCGTAATAGTTATTACAATCAGCAAGCCAAGAATCAAATGGACTCCGTGGATAACAACCTGATGCGAGAGAACGACCCTCGTATGCCGTTATTTAATGACCGCAGATCGAAGGTTACTTTTGGAAACGGAACTTAATTTTTGGAATTTAGGAGTCGATAATGGCTTATCCAACAGTTGATGGCCCCTACGGGCTTGTTCCGGTAAAACTGATTAGCGGTGTTCCTTACGTCGGTACTACTCGGCAATATTCTATTGCAAGTAACTACGGCACGGATATCTTTTATGGGGATGCTGTTAAACTCGTTACCGGAGGCACTGTCGAGCGTGATACGTTCGATGCTGCCATGACACCTATCGGTGTCTTTATGGGCTGTACTTTTACTGACCCAAGTACGTCTCAGCTAACTTTCAAGCAGTATTATCCTGCAAGCACTGTAGCCTCAGATATTAAGGCTTACGTGTGTGACGCTACGGATGTTCTGTTTAAGGCGGCTGTTGTTTCTTCAGGAACGACGATTGGCGATCTGGCGATTACTGATATCGGTGCTAACGTAGCTGGTGTGGATAACACCGGTAGCACTGTGACTGGTAATTCAAAGTGTGCTATCTCTGACACCTCTGCTACTACAAACACGTTGCCTTTCCGCATCGTTGCGTTGGTAGAGGAAACTAAGAACAGTTCTGGTGGTTTTACCGAAGCGTATGTCAAGTGGAATGCTGGGCATCAGTTCGATAACGCCACAGGCGTATAAGGAGAGTAAGTAAATGGCTATTTCACGCGCTCAATTACTTAAAGAACTCCTTCCCGGCCTGAATGCGCTGTTTGGACTGGAGTATGCAAAGTACGGTGAAGAGCATGCAGAGATTTTTGAAACAGAATCTTCTGACCGCTCTTTTGAAGAAGAAACCAAGCTGTCTGGCTTCTCAGCAGCACCTGTTAAAGATGAAGGTGCCGCAATTGAGTATGACAATGCTCAAGAAGCATGGACCGCTCGCTATAACCACGAAACCATTGCGATGGGATTCTCTATAACTGAGGAAGCCATTGAAGATAACTTGTATGACTCATTGTCTGCACGTTATACGAAGGCATTGGCTCGTGCTATGGCGTATACCAAGCAGGTTAAAGCAGCCGCTATCCTGAACAACGCGTTTGATTCAGGTACGACCTATGGTGACGGAAAGGAGCTTTGTGCTACTGACCACCCATTGGTAAGCGGAGGCACTAACTCAAACGAACCCAGCACTGCTGCTGATCTTAACGAAACTTCTCTTGAAGCTGCCGTTATTCAGATCGCTGGCTGGACGGATGAGCGTGGCCTTTTGATCGCTGCCAAGCCTCGTAAGCTGATCATTCCGCCCAACCTCCAATTCGTAGCGACTCGTTTGCTCGAAACGGAAGGTCGTGTTGGAACCGCTGACAACGACATCAACGCCATACGTAACAATGGTGCGATTCCTGAAGGCTACTCAGTTAACCACTATCTGACTGATACAGATGCGTTTTTCTTGTTAACTGATGTACCTAACGGCTTGAAGCACTTTGTACGTACGCCGATGTCTACGTCTATGGACGCGGATTTCGATACGGGCAACAGCCGGTATAAAGCTCGTGAGCGATATTCCTTCGGGGTCTCAGATCCTCTTGGAATCTTCGGTTCACCCGGAGCTTAAGTCTAGAGGGGGGCACTTGTTGCCCCCTTTGTTTTTCTATAATATCGATTTATCCCTGACAGTCGCATGGGGCGACTGACACTAGCCAAGACAGGAGATAGCAATGGCTAATACAACTTTCTCGGGACCAGTCCGTTCCGAAAGTACCTTCAAAACCGTTAGCAAAAACGGTACTACTGGCGTAATTACTGAAGTCGCAACCCTTGGTGACGGCCCCGTTAGCTTGTCTGATGGCAATGTAACGCTGACAAACGCCACACACAGCGGCAGAATCCTCCTTGTTCCAGATGGCGGACAAGACAACACTTACACATTACCCGCGCCGATTGCTGGGTCAGTGTTCAAGTTCGTTTATGCAGGTGGCGCAGCAGATGCCACAGATGCGCTTATTGTCACTCCGGGCAATACCAACTACTACATTGGTGGAGTTACTTTCCTCGATACCGACGGCGATGCAATTAGCAGCGTATTCTCGGACGGCAATTCTAACAGCAGCATTCAGTTGAACGTGCCAGCCGGATTTGAAATCACTATTGTTGGTTTGAATACAACTAACTATCAGATTTTCGGTAACGTAACGAGTACAACTGCTCCTGCCTTTGCCGATCAATAATAGGAGTGAGTCATGGCTGATGCAGTCACTTCGCAGACGTTAGTAGATGGACCCGCTCATGTAGTGATGAAGTTTACTAACGTATCTGATGGTACTGGAGAGTCCGCAGTAACCAAAGTTGACGTTAGTGCCTTAGCTTCAGATCAGAACGGTAATGCCTGTACAGGAGTCCAGATCGAACGTATCTGGTGGCAGTGCATTGGCATGAAAGTTCAGATGCTTTGGGATGCTAGTAGCGACCAATTCTGTATTGAGTTAGGTGAGAATCAAAGCGGTAATCATGATTACACTCTATTTGGTGGGCTAACTAATAACTCAGGTTCGGGTAAGACGGGCGATCTTAACTTTACGACAGTCGGGGCTTCGTCTGCCGACACGTATACAATTATTTTGTATATGCGTAAATCGTTCTAACTATGCACTATTACTACAAATCAGGTGGCTCTGTCCGTAAAAAGACGGGTTCTGGTATGAAAGGCATGTCGGTAAAGAGTGGGGACAAGCGCCCCACTAAATCGGGTGCTGGAATGACCGCGAAAGGAGTCGCCAAATACCGTAGGAATAACCCCGGTAGTAAGCTGCAAACCGCTGTTACGGAGGAGAAGCCTAAAGGAAAAAGAGCTGCAAGACGTAAATCGTTTTGTGCTCGTTCTGCAGGGCAGATGAAAAAGTTTCCCAAAGCAGCGAAAGATCCGAATTCTAGGTTGCGTCAAGCGCGTAGACGGTGGAGATGCTGAGTGCCGTATTTACAATCTAATATCCCATACTTCAAAGCGTGGGTTCGTAGAGAGTATACGCACAATCATACGGCATATCATGGCGAGTTCTTACACGCTATGGTCATCGCAGTTACAACCATACCTAAGCGGTGTTTATCGTTTCAGGTTATTTTTACGGGTTGCGAGGTAGATGATACGGAGGAACCTAATGTTCATGGCGGTGCAATGTGGGCACGTATGCCCATCACGGCACTTGTAGGGGATACCCCTTTTGATGAATGGCCTGAACCTATGCCGGTTTGGGCGGCTCAACCTTGGGATTGTCCCTCACATACTCACAGCGTCTATGTACTAGATAGCTGCACCCCATGTCCTTGGCTTGCAAAAATTGATGGTGAGTTCTACCCAGCAAAGTATTACTTTACGGTAGATTACACGGAGTCAGACATAGCAGATGATCCAGCCCAACATAAACAAGCGCATGTGCTTGAATTGTTAGATGCTGGTAAATGGACGGGTAATATTGTGGCTCTACCTAACAATCGCGTTAGGGTCACACGCCCAGCACAATTTGAGGTAGGAGAAGGCGCACCAGATTTTATGCCTTCACAACATATCCATTACAGTAAGTCTGATCTAGACTATACGTTGGATGTGACTCAGATTTTTAATAATCTTTACGCAGAGGATAGTGACAATGCGGATGAGTAAAAAAGGTTAC